CCAAGCTCTTCTAACTTCATCGTGCAAATGTGGTTTGCTGTAGATAACAAAAGCATCATCGTGCTGCTCTCGGCTGTGTAGTGTAGTTCTAACTAAACTCTGCAAATCGTGAAACCGATTTCTACATACTTGGTAAAAGTTAATAACCTCCTTATTGGTGTCATTAATAATTTCTACCTTGCTTGGTTCTTTGCCAAAGAAAACCGCAGCACCACCTATGAAAGGTTCACAATAAAGTGTATGCTGCGGAATTAATGGAACTATTGTACTAATTAATTTTTGCTTACCGCCATAGTACGTAATTGGCGTTCTCAAACTTGGATGTTTTACCATAAAAAGATTGTCCACTCCCTTTTTATGATGAATAATAATTTAACTATTTAGGCAACTCACTTTCTCCTTCAGGAACAATTTTAACCAATACTTTAATCTCAGGCATTTTGCCATCAACTACTTCGTACTGTCCATTTAATACCATTGGGTGCTCCTTTAAGTCGCCACCATTTGCCTCAAATTCTTCTGTATCTAAGATGACTGGCATCTCAATTTTTTTTAAATACATAATTTTAAATTTTAGTTGTCTGTAAAATATTGCAGCATTATTTGATACACAGCATTCCCTTGCGAGCCGTGATTAATCTGTATGCGTTGCGTTCTATTTGAACCATTCCCATATACAATGGACGCCCACATAGTATTTCCTACACCAGAATTTGTTCCAAAACCATGTGCTGTACAGATATACTGCAAAGTACCTGCACTTTGATTAGCTCCGTTTACATTGTAAGGCAATGGCATATCGCTGGGCAAATCCATTAAAATTTGAGTCATTCCACTACCAGCAGTTGCCCACTTTAAATAAATGCAGCAACGCACTACACGCCCAGTTTGCGACCATTGATAATAATGCCCAGTTGTACCACTAGGTGCTGAGCCACTTGTTGTAATTGTCATACTTGCAGCAAAAACCTGCTCAGCAGTATCTTTTACTTTTACTGCTAAATTACCATTCAATTTTTGTATAGCTGCCAATACACTATCGGCACTTGTAATAGTTCCTGCACCACTTGTATAGCCTGTTAGCAATGCAGCTAATACTTTTGCATTGGTGAAGTATTGATTAGAGCCTTCAGGCACATCTGAGGTACTTCCTATTAACCCATTAGTGATTTGTATGTAAGCCGAACCTGTCCATCGGTACTGTTTACTACCAGGACTTAACGCTATATAAATTTTACCTGTTTCTCCAGTAGCAGGGAACGCAGCAACATTAGCATATTCCAACACATCATCTACATAGCTTGGTAGTTGCGAACTTGGCACTAATCCTCCAACTAAATCAGCTTTAGTAGCAACGTCACTCAAAAATGCTATTGTACCGTCAGCATTCTGAAGCTCAATATTTCTATCAGCAGTTAAATTGGTTGATTTTAGCAATGCAGCAAAACCACTATTATTTTTTATACCAAAACCCAATACAGCTTTAACAATTGCTTTTTGTGTTATGTCGCTAATCTCAAACAAAGTGCTATTACCTTCAGCATCATAATCGCCAATACTTACTTTTTTATTAGCAGCGTCAAATACAAAATATTTGTTGCCGTTGGTTCTGCCTAGTGCAACTATATTTTGCACTTGAGCATATAAATTCAATAAGTTAAAAAATGTTAATGTGTTGCTATCCCCATCAACAATTCTATCGGCTGTTAACGTTCCATCGCTACTATAAAAATCATTGGCAGATGTTATTGCAGCCAACGTATCAATCAAATTCTCAAACTGCTGCTGCGTTGGCTTATCGCCAGTTTCAAAATATCCTTTTAATGTATTAATGCTTACAACTGCCATAGCTTATAATTTTTGAATGAATAATGTAACGATAAATGGTTGCCTGTTTTCGTGAGCTTGTGCTGCATCCTGTGGTGTATTATCCCCTGTGTCTGCACTGCCTGAAGCTCCACCATTCCCAATTCCTATAGCACTACCTCCAGTATTGGGCTCTCGGGTTGTATTGGGGTGATGGTGAGCAGGTACACCACTCTCGGCACTTGTAAGTAAATGTTTCTTTTCACCACCAACTGCACCAAGTGTAGCATATAAAGCATCCCAAATGCCATTCACTGGATCGCCAGTTCTTTCATCATAACCTACACTTACCAACCCTCTCCTGTCTTTTGTGCCATTGTTACCATTACAAATTGCCCAACCCAAACGCTCATTAGTGCCTAATCCTGTGCTATCAAAATTTGCAGCTAAGTACACCAACGAACAATCAACCTCTTTCACATCCCCAGTTAACCAAGTTCTGTCCAGCTTTAATTTTTCAATGGCGTTGTAAGGCTGCAACCTGACTAAATCGCTAAAATTAAAATCCCCAGTAGGGCTACAAACAGCTGTCTTTACTTTATACACAGCTTTTGTCAAGCCATCCTCAAACTCCACACTAACAAGATTTTCACTTATTGATACTTTAGTATCTAAAGAGCTTGCAGTAAACTTTATAGGCTCACCATTATATATAAACCAACCTTCAGCAACACTACCACTACCAACTTCCATTCCTGTAATAATGGTTTTGTTGCCAAACATTGCACCTAATGCATACATTGGTTCTTTAAAAGCAGTTTGCAAAAACTCAAGTGCATTCTGTGTTAATGGGAAACCGCCGTTTTTTGAAAAATCAATTTTTTGCATATTAAAAAGTTTGAATATTAAATTTTTTCGAAGGCATTTTAAACACCGATAAAATACTAATTAACTCATCTGTGTTATAGGCTAAACCAATTGGAATATTTACAATAAAATGATAAGTTGTTGTTGTTATTTCCCCATCCTGATATATATAATAAGGCTTAGCCTCTGCATCTGTATAAATAGGCTGTGGCACAAATTCGCTGGCATTAAATATGTATTTCCTTTTGCTTTTTGTGCCATCAGTTATATAAATTCTTCTCAAGCTACTATCGTATCTGTCGTTGAGTAGTTTTTCTAATCTGCACACTTGCCCATTGATGCTTAACTCGTAATTCTTTTGGCTTCTAAAGCCAATAAAATCGCCGTGCAAAGTGCTGATAGGTGCAATCAAACTTTTAAGAAATGCAAACATCTTGGGCTTAAACAAAGTAGTTGGTGTTAGCCAGCTCACTAGCTTATTCCAGTTAACGCTATATGTATTGTCATTAATTGGCATAAGGAACGTAGGTAATGTTTAAGTGTGTTGTATTGATAAAACGCAAATAACCAGCAGCAGGATTGTAGTAAACCTCAACATCTTCATAACTAGCTCCAGCATCTGCTTTTACTTGCACCAATGATGGTGTTGCATATTTTACACCATCAACTTTTTGCAATGTGTCCACCAAATCCTGTGGGCTAAACTGCCCATCAAAATCAATATTTTTTAAATAGCTATTAATCGCTTCTTTAACAGTTTCTACACCACTTAAAATGTTAATGCCGTTACTGTCTAAAATCATTGGCAAATAGTTGATAGTAATATTGAGCTTTAAACTATCGGCAGTCTCATTAATGATGCTGATAAACACACCACCATATTTAATTTTTGCCACATAAGCTTGCAGAGCTGCCAGCTCTCCACTGCTCAATGGAACTAAATCTGCTCCACTTAGTTTAGCAACTTTGATCGTCACAATTTCGCCTCTGTCGGTTACAGCAACATATTTTACAATTTTGCTATTTTCTACATCTGTGGAGTCAACACCAGTGTTGTCATAAGTATCACTATCAACAGGCAAGTCAAAGCCATATTGGAAGTTTAACACCATTGTTTTATACCAGCTTTTAGTACCAGGCTTCAGGTTTTTAATAGTGGTGTTTACCTCAGATTTAAACACGTCAAATAAGTTCTCCAGCACAAACTGGCAAACAGAAAATATGTATATAATTAATCTTTGAAGATTGACTACACTCCAAGTTGCAGTGTCAATAGTTACACCCACAGTAGCCATTTCAGCTACATAAGTATTGGTGATGATTGTTTTAATATCGTTGATACTTCTTGCCATAATTAACTAATTATAAATTCTGTTCCTATTGCCCAATAGTCAATGCCTTCTAGCAACAAATCGCCTGTGTCTATTTTTTTACTTGCAGGCAAATTTTGTTCTTGGTTTAATATTCGCAACACACTGCGTTTATCAAAATCGGCATTGGCAATATTGCTTATTAAATCCCCAGCCACAAGCTCATCTGTAATACTAGCTCCAGCTGCAATATTTGGCAGTTCAAACAATCGTTCAAGTGTGCCAAATACCAGCAAAGCAGCATCCACATTTGTTTGATTATATTTAACTGTTATAGCTTGCATCAATTATTATTTTACCATTGTCAATAGCTAGTTTTTTAACATTCATTCCATCGCCAGCAAAGCACTTTCTTATTTCACCCAATAACTCGTTTGTATTTTCTGCTTCTAAAAAATTTAGAACACCAACTGTTGCAATTGGATTTTCTTTAAACTCTCCTTTAGCACTAACCAGTAACAAGCTTTGATGTTGCTCTGCACTGTCACCCATTACCAAATCATTATCGATAATGTCTAAGTCGTTGTCAGTATCTAAAATCAAATCCATCATCTTAAAACTTTTTTCATTCTATTTTCAAGGCTAGCAAATGCAGCTACATTTAATGGCACACCGCTTGGCGTTCCTTCAGCACTTGAGATAACTTGTATCTTTTTAACCTCACTTAATAAATCACTAATTACATCTTTTAAACTAACACCTTCAGTTTCCATTTTCACACCAGTTGCAGTAACTTCAAATAGGGTGGTTTTGATTTTCAAACTGTATTTAAAAACCTCTTCAGCATCTACCAAATACCACTCATTGTCATTCTCAATTCTAGCACACAAAGCATATTTACCAGCAACAGGAATAATGGTTAATCCATCACTACCAGTAAGCACTGGCGAAAGCCTAACATTTGGATATTCTAAACCATCATCCTCAATCACACAAGTTTGCTCTTTCTCATTTACACTTTTAACAACCCCTAGCATTGTTGGCTGTGGTGCTCCAGCACTGCACCACTCTTTTAACTTTTGTCTTATCTCATCAATCCTGCTCATTGCTGTGTATTATCGTTTAAAGCATAACTAATTTTAATTTCCTGCCTACCACCACCACTTTTTGTGTAAGAGCCACTAACACCTTCAACAAAAAATAAACCCTGCCTTTCGTTGAATTTTTTATCAATCAATTCTTCTGTCATTCCTGGTTCAACATAAGGCTCTAAAAAAGCAGTAATTGAACCGCTATAACCAATCCTGTTTTCAATAAGCTGTGCATCGTTGGCAGCGTGCTGTTTGTCAGCAGCATTCACCATAATTGTTTTCTTAGTTTTAACGTCTCCAGCTTTAACAACATTTGCAGCTTTTGTTTTGTGCTTTATACCTGTTGGCAATCTTGTTTCCAATTCAATATGCACTATGCTGCCAGTGTATGTGTTTAAAACCAAATTGCTATCGTTTGCCACGTTCCAGTTTAACCTGTGCTTTACTTTTTCACCCTTGTACATTGCTCTCCAGCCAACATACAACTCATCAAAAAAGAAGTAAACAGTTAAAAAATATTTCTCCTTAATCCACTCAAGTATTTGCAGAGCTGTGTAGTGTTTAAATTGTGCTGGCTCAAACTCTATTTTGTTTGGCATCTTACTGCTCAGCTTAATATCAGTGTTTTTTATCAACTCATTTAAAACATCTTTAACCGTTGTTTTACCAAAGCTTAAATTGGTATAAAACTTATTCCTTAGCTGATAAGCATACCCTTCACAATGTATTTCTACTGGTATTTTAAAATCAACCCTGTTTACAAATCCTTTAAACACTTTTTTATTCCTACCATTATAGCCAACCTCAAACTCAACCTTTTTCCCTTCGTTAATCTGATCCCCAGTTCTCACCAATTTGTAGGTGTTATCCGCATTCTTCATTCTGCACATTGCATGCAGTGTTATCACAGCTGTATCAAACAAATTGTCAATATGCCTGTCCCATTTTAAAGAACTTGGTTTAACAGCTTCGTAGCCCTCAAACTTTATATTGCCAGTCATTACAAACATTACTCAACTATTAAATCAAAAATGCTATCGCTTTCAAATTGCATCACAAAAGGTCGCATTGTCTTTTTTCCACCTTCTACTTCAGGTAACTCAAAACTGTTAATCACAACAGCATCGGTTTTATCTAAAAAAAAATCAGTCAATGCATTCTCTAAAAAACATCGCTCGTTGCTTTCAAAAAACTGTCTTAATAGTTTTAAATCAGCTTCAGGGAAAACCCTGTTTTGCTTATCAATGAAAAAACCTTTGATGGTTATTTTATAATCATCTATACTAAACAACTCCTTTACACTGCCTCTTCTTTCGCTCAATGGCGTTCTAATAAAAGATTTGCTACCTGTTAATCTTATGGTTGAATAAGGCAGAAAAAAAGAAGTTCCATTCTCAAATTTCAATCGTGTTGGCAACCATATTTCTACGCCCAGGTACTGCTCTTGTAAAACGCTTCCCAAACTTGTTGTCGATGTATTTGTTGATGTAGGGAATGAAACTTTGCCATCAGTAGCAATGTTCTCTTTATCGTTTTTATATGCTGCTGCAATAACAGGCTTTGTTCCAAAATACTGTTGATATAATTGTTGTATGTCAAATGCTATACTACTCATTATCCTTGCACGGTTGCCCCACTATTTAATATTCTTAAAAACATATCCTCCAACTCTTTTTGTATTTCGATTACACCTTCTTTCAATGTTGCTGCGTGAACTTCAACTTTGTCGGTAAACTTTACACCGTGAATATTAATAGTTCTAACACCACCGCTTGCTACACTTTTACCAATAGCTCCAGCTTCAACCTTTGCAGCATCAGTAGCACTGGTGTCAACAGCTTTGGTAGGAAACATTTTATTTTTAAGTATGTTAATGTCATACTTATTCAATGATGATGTACTTTTTAATGAATTTACAAACCCCAACTCTTTGGTAAATTCCTGTTGAGCTTTTGTGTTTTTACCAAATCGTTCTTGCATAGAATTTTTAGATGCTGCCAATTCTTTAGCTTGAGTCCATATATCTTTAAACTCTTTTATTCGTAAAATCTCCTCTTGTGATTTTAATGGGCTTTTCCAACTATCTGCCGCTCCCTGAAACTGCGAAGCTTCCTTTTTTAACCTTGCAGATGTTCTTTCGTTTGATGCTCCAAATAGCCAAGCCTTAGCAACATCTCCAGCCTCTAATACTGCATAAGCTTCATCACGATGACCAGCATCTAAAAGGCTTGCAGCTAAGTTCATTCTTTGGGCTCTGCTCTCCTGCGATTTTATTTTCCCTTTGTAACTATCAACTACCTCTCTACTTGTAGCTAATGATATCCTTTTATCGTAAGCTTTATTTACATCGCCCAAAATGTTAAGTAACTCACTATTCTTAATCTTTTCAATATCAATCTTGCCAAATAAATCAGGGTAAGTTTGAACTAACTCCTGAAGCTTTGTTTTTCGCAATTCGCTACCCTCATTTAATGCTGTAATAGTAGTTACTAGTTGCCCAATTTTTGCTTGCTCAACTGTTGCTTGCGAGCTAGCTTTTTCCATTGCTGTGGCAATACCCAGTATTCCTGTAGCAGCCTCCATTGCTGTTGTTGCAATAGGCATTAGCCAACCACCAAATTTTATTTTAAAGGCTTCCCATTGCCCCTCCATTACTTTCATCTTACCATAAGCAGTTTGTCCTATGGTGTCCATCATATTAGCAAACTTTCCTCCCTTGTTGGTAGCAATTTCAAAAGCTTTGGCAACCATTGAGCTACTAATAGCTCCTTTTTCCATTGCTTCCTTCAGCTGCCCCACACTCATTTTTTGCTTAAATCCAAACTCCTGCCATTTCTCACTCATCGTTTGCAATGGATTAAACCCTGCATTGATGTATTGCAGCAAATCCTGCCCCATTAATTTACCAGCTGCCTGTGTTTGTGCAAAGGCTAATGTTAAGCTCTCAAAACGCTGGCTGTCGCCCATTGCAACATCGCCTAACTGTTTAACAATTGGCATTACTCTTTCGCTGGCAATACCAAAACCCATTAATGTTTGCCCTGCTTTAAAAACTTCGGGTCCCAAAATGGTGTCCTGTTGTAGCTTATTTAAACCACTAGCAAGCTCACGTCCTTTTGAGGCATTACCAGCTAAAACTTCATAACTTTTATTAGTAGCTCCGAAATTCATAGCAGCATTTACGCTGCTGCCTGCCAACATTAAACCACCAGTTACAAGAGCAGCTGGTGCAAAACGGCTAAACATACCTCCAAAACCCATTTTGTTAAGCATACCGCCTCCTGAGCTGCCAGAGCTGCCATTCCTGTTTGGGTTGCCAATATGCCTTTCAATTTCTCTATTTAATTCTCTAAGCTCTTTAGTTGCAGCTTTTATTTGCGAGGTTGAAGTACTACTAGATATTACCTTTTCTAGTTGGCTTGCTTTATTGCGTAGCATATCGTAGCTACTGGCAAGTGTAGTATTGCGTTGTGCAAGGGTATTAATGGTTGTCTGAGCTCTGTTAGCAGCAGTTTGTACAGTTGCAAAATTTACTCTAGCAGACTGCCCAACTCGTGCCAGCCCACTGCTCATCATATCTTTGAGCTTGAGATAAAATTCTAATGTGTTATTATTTGACATTTAAAAGCTTGGTAATTTGTTCTGCTAACTTATTTTCAGATTCTAAATTTCTGATTCTATTGATGTGTGCAATCTTTAATGCTATATCATCCTCGGTCATAAGCGAAGCATCCCGACCCGTGTAGTATTCCACTATTGTTTGAAAAAAGCCGAAGATGTCGTCCTCGGCTTTTTTTGATGCTTCGCTTACCTTTTTACGAAAGCCGTATTAATTTCCTCCACCATTTCATTAAATTGTGGAGCTGCACTCAAAAACGCCCTTTCATTGTTGATGATAAAGTTCCCATCATCATCATCATTTAATAAGCATTCTCGCATTAAACATTCCATATAAGTATAGAATCCTTGTGCTAGTTTGCTTTGGGTATTTGTCATTATATGGCGATCAACCATTTTAAAGATGCCAAGTTTTTCAACTTTGTTTTTATCCTTGTTTAAAACTGGTAAATACCAAATCTCTGCAAAACTTGTTTCCCATTCCTTCAATTTGGATGCACCATATTTTTTTGTTGCATAAGCCTCGCAAAGAGATTTAATGTCTGTTTCTGCTGTTGTCATTGCTATTATTTTATGGTTATTAAATGCTGTTTAAATACTACTTACTGCTTATTTTGATAGCTACGAATGGCAGGTTAATTGGCATTTGCTTGTCGCCTTGTTTCATACTTTGTGGTAATGCACTGAAAGCAACACCAGTAGCAACTATAGTTCTTGTTTTATCTACTTGAGATTTTTTAAATGAAGTGACAATAGTAATTGCTTCGTGTGGCACTTCTGTAATATCCTCGTAACCTGCTGCCAATGCTGCATCATTAAGCTTATCAACCTCGTACTTTTTTAAGTCAAGAGTGCCATCGTAACTCTTATTACCTGGTTGAATATCTAATGGCTCATCTCCAGCACCGTAAATAACTTCTTTATCAAACTTTTTATTAAAGCCCCAGCCATCTATCCCAATGAGTGTAGCACCTAAAAGCTTAACTGTTGTATGAGACCAGGCAAATTCGTTTGTATGCATTGTTTAAAATTTAATGTTTAAAATATTGTTAGTGTGATTAAAGGCTAGCTACCAAGCCTAATTCAACATCTATGTATGAATTGTAACCAACTGGCAAAACACTCATTTTTATACTTGTTTTGCTAGTTTCAACAATGTTAATTGTACGATCAACTACTGCATCAAATCCACTAATTCTATCCCCAATCGTAGTAGATATTTGTTGTTTAATTTTTTCTTCAAGATAAGCAGCAGCAGCTTCTGTAATCGTCCCATCAGCATTAGTTTCTACTTCGCCTTCCAACTCATCTATATAAACGGCTGCCACCACTTTTGCACAAGCATCTATAACAGCTCCGTGTACTAAAATTCTAAAGTCATCATCGCTAGCCATATTATCAATTCCAAAAAAGAAACCTGACTTACCAGGATATGTAAGGAATGTGATATATCCAGCATCGTGGAAAGTATCTACAATAGTTGTGGCTCCAGCTTTAGGATTAACACCACCGCTAAATGCTACACAAGTTCCTGCAATTGTTGCCGATGGTGAAGTTTGGAATATGGCATTAACACCATTAATGCTTGCACCCAAACCGCCATTAGCTATATATGGAGAAGTGATAGTGATAACAGCTCCTGTAGATGTTGCAGTAAATCCATAATACTGAGTTACATTGTTAATTAACGCAGCATAAGCAGCAGCAACGGCTGTAGGTGTGCTATCGCCACTAACTTTTGTGTAGTATGGGAAATCCACTACCTTGTTATTCCCTGCCCAATATCTAAGACTAAAAGAATCGCCATCAGTACCTTTGTTGGTAATGGTTACAGTTGCTGTAGCTCTTACTTCGGCAATAGGAGGTATTACAACATTATTTTGCTCTGTTAATGTTTTTGTACCAATATATAACTTGGCAGGCGTTAAAGCTCCATTGGCAACTTTACCAATTTTAATATGAGCTGCATATTTTACTTTTCTACCAAGTGCCAACCCGATACTTGCACTTAAATCATTTTGAGTGCCACCTAAAACAACTCCAGCAAAACCATTACTAGCCGTGTTAGGTGCATAAATTGTAGAGCTAGTTTCATCTGCAATTCTACCTTCAATTAATACTCTAAAAAATTGCAAATTGCTATTACGTGCAGTGCACAATGTTTTTGCAGCAGTTACAGCAGTTTTTACATCTGCATCTATAAACTCAGACCCTGCATTATAACCTAATACTGGCTTTCTAAATACACCTAAGTATGACAATTTGTTTGCAGCTGCATTAAGCAATTTAACTGCGTAATCACCATTGGTATAATCTAGCATTTGTGTCATTGTTACAGTATCAGCCAGTAACAATATATACACAAGCATATTGCCACCAACTTCTGTATAGAACTCCTTTAAGTGTCTGTACATTGCTGGCTCGTTAAAAGCTGTAATGCCTTTACTTTCTGCCTCAGCAATATTATTTACTGTAAACACTTTGCCAATGTTTCCACTTGTAGAGCCAGTGCCTACAAATCCTGCTACACCATCAATATTTTGAATGTCTTTTGTTAAGTTGTTATTGCTAAATGCAACACTTAAAGTTGGCTTACCCATTGTAATTTTAATTTAGGTTTTATTTGTTGCAAGAGTGGGAATCGAACCCACGACCTTGAGATTATGAGACTCACGAGCTACCGCTGCTCTATCTTGCGATGTATAATTATTCTTCTGTTAATGCCTCTGCATCAACTAACTCTTTTTTTGCAGTTTCAAGGTTTGCAATGGCTTTTTTTAAAGCTACAGTTGCAGCACCTTTTTTGTTCCCTTCAGCAGTTTCTTTTGCCTTTGTTTTTTCATCAACAATGGCTTGCATTTCAGCAATTTTAACTTTTGCAGCTGCCACTTTTTGTACTGGTGTTTTGCCTTCAGGAACTTTATCAAGCTCAGTATGTAACACTTCAAACACTTTTGGATTGCCAGCACTTAAGTGCATTGCAATACCTGCTGCAATACCTGCATCTGTATGCACAGCCTCATCTGTAGTGATAAAATATTTTGGGGCTGGCGAATGCTCAGCGTGTTTTTGTGCTAGTGCAATTGCTGTTTTCTTTTCCATAATAATTATGATAGTTGAATAAATCCTTTAAATGATGAAATAGGGCGTTGTCTTCTTGCTACCTCGTAACCCTCACGGCTGCCATCTGCATTAGTATTGCCCTCTATTGTATAAACTATTGAACCCACTACTTTCTCTACAAATCCTGTGTGTCCTGTGCCACCACCAAACTCCATTATAAAAATGTCGCCAGCTTTAACAGCTTTACTTGTTTTTGGGAGTTTTGGTAATTTTGTCGAATTCCATTGCATCATTACACCAGCAGTTTTTACAAGTGGGTTTGTTTTGCCCATTTCTAATGCTGCTTTATTAACACACCAGTAAACAAATGCCATACACCAAGCATAACCAGCTCCTAACTCAACTGAGCGTAAATACACACAAACATCTTTGCCTCCATTGCTGCCACGTGGTACTTCTTCAACACCATTTTGAGTAATGGCAATTTCCAAAGCTCTTTGTGCAAGTGTCTTAGATGTTTCCATTGTGTTTGTTTTTAAAATATAGATAAATTAAAAGCCCAGCTAATATTAGAATAACAAGTAAAGAGAACATTAAAGCCACCCATTTCATTATCTCATCTTCTTTATCTGATGCTTTATTTTTTAGGGCTTGCTCTATATCTTTTTTATTGCTGCTGGTATTTATAGTGGCTTTGTTTTCAGTACCAGTTTTGGTGGTTGTATTGGTTACACTTTTGGGTTTGGCAATAGCTTGAACGTTGGCTTTAAAACCTCCTTTAATCGGCGTTAACTTTACCTTTACTTTAATGCCATTGCTTTCAAGTTTACCACTTGCAGCTGTGCTGTCTTTACTAATTTCACCATCAACAATCAAAGGAATATCACCGCTTAAAGTATCACCATAATTGGTGGTTTCTTCATTGGTTTCTGTGAATGTTGAATGCGAAGTGTCAATAGCTGTGTTGCTGCTATCCTGGTGCAAGGTCGTATGCGATTGTTGTGTTACGACTTTACGACTGCAACTTGCAGCTGATAACAGCAACGCAGATAATAATATGGTGTATAAAAATTTCATTCTAGTTTTCCTTTTTATTGTCTGTTTCATTTTTTGATGACCCAAAAAAATAAGATAGTATAACGCCAACGCCACCAATAACAACACCTCCAAGAACATTAACTAAGTCCTTATTTTCAACAGGCACAGCTTTTACAGCTATCAAGTAAATAAAGCCTAGCACCATTACTACATAAACAATTGCAATAATGTTTCTAATTTCTGCCTTGCCTATATTTTGAAAAAACTGCTTCATTACTTTTTTACTTTTTTCTTGAGGTAATACCAAAGCTCTTTGCCAGCAACTCCCATTAATCCACAAAAAAGAGCAGTAATACCAGCCTCAAAAAACCTAACACCAAAATGCTCTTGTATGTTTAAAAAAAACTTAGTCGCTCCTCCCAAACTCCCAGCTATCAAACCAATCCAAGTATCTTGTTTGTGCATCTTTACGTAACTTAAAATCTTGCAATAAACTGCCTACCTAAGCAGGCAGTTCTTATTTATAACCAACAGTAGCAACAGCCTGTTTATTCATCCTGCCTACGCAGGTAACTTAATTTAAGGTAACTAACTTGAGTGCCTGTTGTGGTAAAAGCTGCACGATAACTATTGTAGCTAGTGGCAGATAACACCCAAACTTTACTTTGTGTTGCTGTATTGGTTAAGGTTAAAGTATCACTTACCGTTACCCATAAAGTGCCATCAACAGTGCCTTGCAAAATGACAGTGCCACCTACTGTGCCACTTATTTTTGTTACACTGGCTTGAATGCCTTTAAGATTGCTACCAATACTGTTAAATGTTACATAACTGGTGGTTGCGTTGGTATTAGTATCAGGAGCAGAAACATAACGAACCTGTGCTTGTGTAGAGGCTGCAAGCACCACAGCCAATAAAATGAAGATTACTTTTTTCACGATTAAAAATTTATGATTTTATAATAAGCCCTGCCTGTAAAACAGGGCTTTAATTTGATTTAATACTATGCAGAAACAATATCCTCAACTACAACATAAACACCCTCATTTCTACGCTGACGACCACCCATTCTCAACTCCATTGAGAAGATATCACCGTAGTATTCAGCACGGTTAGGGTTGTCGAAAATGTCAACATTTCCTAATGCTCTTTCCACACAATCACCATGGAAGAATAATGATGCAGCACTATCATCAGTAGTTGCAGCAAAATCACTTGCCTGCTCATCTATTGGTGTCCAAACACTGGCAACCTGTCTCATACGTAATACGCTTGAACGCATCATTACTTTAACGCCTAAGTATTCGCCAACAATTCCCTTACTTACATCAGCAGTTCTGTAGAAGTTAGTTTGAGCCACTACATCAAAACTGTCAATTAATTGTTGGTGGTGAACGGCTGTAAGCAATGCCACTCGTTTTTCAGCTGGAATATTAGCTACATTCCAGTTCATTACTATTGTTGCAAAAACATCTTTAGTAAATTTCTTTCTGCTACCAGTTGCACCTGATATTAAAAATGAGGTTTGAGCATCACCAGTTGTTAAAACTGTATTGGCAACTGTATTACCAGCCTCACCTGCACTTTTTTTCCAAGCCCAACGATATAAAAGGTTATCCATTGCAGCCTGTCTTAATGCAGCCTGGTCTTCACCTAATGCACTTTGACGTTTGTCATAAGCAAGCTCGTATTGCTCAATCTTTTCAATGTGGCGTGGTGTACTGTAGAAAGTATCAATACTATATAAGGCATCAGCATCAGTTCTTTTAACTGCTGTTACAGGAAAGCTAGTTACATTTTTATTAACTGAGCTAGGGTTGCCAGCTACAGGAATATGCACCACCTTACCATTAATAACATACTGGTCAGCATTGAATGCTAAGGCAGCAAAGTCATTGTTTTTAAATAGATTTTGAACAATGTCCTTTGTCCAAATCTCTTTGGTAATTGCCATACCAAAAGAACCTGCAACAGGCTTTGCAACTAAGGATGCAAGAGTTAATACTGCACCTACAATTAAAGGGCTAACTCCAAGTAAAGGAGCGATTAATATTGCCATTAAGGCAATAAACAACACGGCATAAAGCGATTTTTGCTTTTTCATTTTATCAATTTTAGTTTTTATTACTTGTTTGTTTTGCTGCTGTTAAACGCTGTTTAAACGGTTGTTAATTACCCTGCGTAATCCTTTTTAAATTCGCTTTTATACTTAGATTTAAACTCATCTAAGTTCAATGCTTTCAAACGTGGCAATTCGCCAGCCTTATCAAGGTCTGTCCAGCTTTTTGCTACTAAGTTTCTCAACTCTGTAGCTTCAGCTCCAGTTTCAATTTCCTCTACCACACTTTTAAACTTTGGCATCACAGCAATTAAGCCTTTCAACCCATCAGGATTAGTAGCATAATCAGCAGCTAGTTTTAAACTTGTTTCTTTGGTAAACTTGCCTTCAGCTAAACCAGCAGCAACCAAATTGGCAACTTCTGTTTTTACAGCTTCAGCTTTAACATTTCTCAATTCTGTTTCAGCAGTTTCTTTTGCTGTATTAGCAGCAGCAAGGTTTTGTGTAAGCGTTGGCACTTTTGCAGCCTCAGCAACTAAGTTTTTAAAAGCTGTATTCACAGCATTAGCATCAGCAGTGGCTGATAAATTCATCAAGCCAAGTTGCTCAGGAGTTAAAAAGATTTTTTCCATTTTATTAATTTTTGTGTTTGCAATTAAGTCTTCAAGTTTTAGTGGATTGTTATCTGTATCGTAAAGCGATGTGAGTGCATTAAAGTTTCCTGGTACGTCTACCAAAGAACATTCACGGTTAAACCATTTACTAACAGTTACACCAGTTTGTCCATCTAAGTAATCATCAGGATTTTGGCTTACTTCGATAACATTAAAATGACCCATTGAAGCTGCGTTCAAAAAACCATTTTCAATCTCATCTGCTGTGCGTTGACCTCTTGGGTGATTTAAGTTGATACAAGGTGTGCCATAAACACAATCGCCTTCAACTCTTAAACTTTCCCATTTAACCAAAACACCCTGCTCTCTTGGAAATTCTGTTGTTTCACCGTGCATCCAATAACCTATTGGATTTTTGGCAAATTCACTCATCAAATAACCAGCAGTAAGCAAGCGATATTTATATGCATTCAAAGAGCTATCACTCAACAAAAATTCTTTTTCAATCTTTTTAAACTTTTCTGACATTTCGCTTTTTGTGCTTTGAGAGTGTAAAACTGCAACGCTTTGAAACGCTTACCAAATAAGGGTTTGACAGCAATACACCTGCTGTATCGTGGCAGTTTTATAACTGTACCGTGACGGTTTTTTACATTTCATTTAAAGCCCTTTGTGGTTCAACTTTGTTGAACTATGGCACTATCAAAAATTAACACTAAAGAAGAGTTAGAACGCAAGAAGAGACTTGCTTACACGCTGTATGTAGAGAATGGTTTTGAGCAAAAAGTCATTGCTGGCATTACTGGTATCAGCGAAAAAAGTATTAGTAAATGGAAAGCTGACGGCAACTGGGAAGCCGACAAAGAAGAAGCTCGTATGGGATTTGAGCAGCAACGCAGGCGTATTAGAAAGCAGATTGACAGGATGCTGGATATTATTGAAGAGCGTGAAGCTCCTGACAATGTACCCAACAGCAAAGAGAGTGACACTATCAACAAACTTGCTGATGCTGCAAAGAAGTTGCAAACTGAATTATCATTTGCTCATAAAGCCGAAGCTGGTAGGCTATTTGTTCAATACATACAACAGGCTTATGGGCAACAAAAAGCCATTGATGTGGTAGAGCTGTGGCACGAATATTTAATGGCAACTTCTTAATTTATGAGCAATAATTTAAACAACAAAACTGCATTAGTTGAATGGGACAAGTTTCGGGAAAGCACTCGAAAAAGCACACCTGTTGACCTAAGCGAAACAGCAGACCAAAAGAAAAAACGTTTTGCTCAGCTAGAAGCCAACCCACAAGAGTGGAAGCAATACTATTTCCCAAAATACTTTAAATATCCTTCGCCTGAATTCCATTTAAAAGCCAGTAAAAGACTGCTTAAAAACTTTGCAAAAAACAAGCACTGGTATGAGGTGAGGCATTGGGCAAGAGGTTTAAGTAAATCAACAACCCTAATGTTTGATGTGCTGTTTTTAATAATGACTGGCAAGTTAAAAAATATCATTCTCACCTCCAGCACTTACGATGCAGCTGAAGGATTTTTAAACAAGTATATGGTGCAGCTTGATAGCAACCAGCGTTTAATAAATGATTATGGTAAGCAAGAGCTGTCAGGCTCTTGGAGTGTTGGAAACTTCACGACCAGGAATGGTGTTAAAATGATGGCGTTAGGTGCAGGACAAAGCCCTCGTGGTAATGGCAACGAAGAGATAAGACCTGACTGTATTATTGTGGATGATTTTGACACTGACGAAGAGTGCAGAAACATTGACATCATCAATAAAAAATGGGATTGGTTTGAGAAAGCTTTGTTTTTTACTGTTGACACAGCAGAGCCTTATTTGGTGGTTTGGGTTGGGAATATTATTGCTGAAGATTGCTGTGTGGTGAGAGCTGGAAAGATTGCAGACCATAGCGAAATAATAAACATTCGTGACGAGAATGGCGTTAGTGTTTGGGCATCTAAAAACAGCGAAGCCGATATTGACTACCAGTTAAGCAAAGTGAGTTGGGAATCTGCACAGCAGGAAATGTTTAACAATCCTGTAAGGCAAGGACAAACATTTAAAGAGATTACTTATGGCGATTGTCCACCATTAAATAAGCTGCAATTTGCTGTAGTATATGCAGACCCATCACCAAGCAACAGAGACAGACCAACGCTTAAATCAAAGGCTCAAAACAGCTGCAAAGCTGCTTGGCTAATTGGCTGTTACGATGGTAAGTTTTACATCTATAAAGGCTTTGTTGACAACACAACTAACAGCAATTTTATTGACTGGCTATTTGTGCTTAAAAACTATGTAGGCACTAAAACACAGCTTTACACCTACATTGAAAATAACACTTTGCAAAACCCTTTTTATGAGCAGGTGTTACTGCCCTTAATTTTTGAAAAGAGCCGAGAAAACAAAGAGGCTTTAATGGTTACGCCTGACACCACACAAAAGCCTGAAAAATGGTTTAGAATCGAGGGAACGCTTGAACCTTTAAACAGACTGGGCAAACTTATTTTTAACAAAGCTGAGATGGACGACCCCAATATGAAACGCTTGGAAGCTCAGTTTAAAAGTGCCAACCCAAATAGCAAAACCTTAGATGGTTGCGATGCTGTGCAAGGTGGTGTTATCATCATTCAAAACAAAATGGCTGTAGCTGCTGTGGGTGGCATTTACGCAGCTAAACGCCCTCAAAATTCAAAACGATATTAATATGGCTTACTTACAATTAGATGACCTGACAACGCATTTGCAACCTGAGATAATTGCAGAGATAACAAGAGAGACTGCTAAAGAGTTTGCCAACCTTGCAGCATTTCCTGCAACTGGTGTAAAACGCTATTACTATAAAGCTCTTGACACCAGCAAATATTACACTTGGGATGGCACAAGCTACAATGAAACAGCATTTGCTAACAAAGCTGTTAAAGCCATTAATACAGGTGTGCAAGAAGCTATGAGCTATTTAACAAGGTATAACACCATTGCTATGTTTAGCGATAATGATACCCTTAGAACTTATCAAAGCGATTTGCTTGATAGCAAGGTTAAAGACTTGGCTGTGTGGCAACTGTTAACGCTGTGCAATCCTAATGCAAACCTTGAGGTTTATCGCTCACGATTTGAGGATGCAATGAAGTGGTTTAAAGAAGTGCAACAGGGCAAAATAGATCCTCCATTCCCATTAAAAGAAAATGATCCAGCAACCTCTCAAGATGAAGCTGGTTTAGTTGAATATAGAACCAATAAAAAGAGAACCAACTACTATTAATTATGGCAAAAGAAACAAATAAAGGTTTTAAGAAAACCAGTAAAGATGTTGCTGCAAATATCCCTGCATCTTCAACAATAACTAAAGCTCCTGACCAAACAGGTGAGCCATTGATAGTAAATAAAATCTCAATGGTAGCTGTTAACAGAACGCCCACAACAGTAGGCGACTGGCGACTGGCACACGTAGCTGCTGAAAGTATTTATTTTCCTAACAGAAGCAGACTTTACGATTTGTATAAAGACACTGAGCTGGATGGGCATTTAACTGGTATTGTTGAGAAACGTATTAAAACAGTTCTCAATAAAAAGATACGTTTTGTTAAGGATAACAAAGATGTTGAAGGCGTTTGTGAGTTGATAGAAAGCACTAAGTTTCGCATTCAAAATCGTGAAATTTTATTGCGTAATTTTTGGGGCGTAACTGGATTTGAATTCGTACCAGGAGAAAAGTTTGATTTTAAAATTATACCTCGAAAACACATCAAGCCTGAAGCAAGAGTAATCGCACATTATCAGACTGATTATGATGGCACACCTTACGAGGATATCGACAATATTTGGGTAATTTCAGAGGATAGAGATTTGGGTCTCTACTTGAAAGCTGCATTTTATGTGTTGCTTAAAAAAGGAGACTTTGCAGACTGGGCAAACTATATTGAGCTGTTTGGTCAACCAGTTATCGTAACAAAATACGATGCTTACGATGCTAAAACAAAAGAGCAACTCACAGCTGTTATTGATAACATTGGCAGCTCGTTAAAACTGGCAATTCCTAAACAGGCAGACTTTGAAATAATGGACGGCAAAACCAGCAATGGAACTGGAGACCTTCAGGAGAAATTTAAGAATGCTTGTAATGAGGAGCTAAGTGTTTTAATACTGGGCAACACCGAAACTACCAAGAGCAGCAATAGTAGTGGCTATGCACAAAGCCAAACTCACGGCAAGCAGCAAAGCGAGGTGATTAAAGATGATATTCATTACTTGCTTTCATTGCTTAACAGCGATAAATATTTAAGCATTCTCAAATCTTATGGCTACGATGTAGAAGGTGGCAAATTCGTTGTTGAAGAGATGATGGAAGTGGCAGACCAAAAGACCAGGGCTGAAGTGTTAGACATTGTGAAAAACAAACTTGGTTTGCCTTTGGATGATGATGCTATTTATGAGGAGTTTGGAATTAATAAACCTGCCAATTACGAAGAGCAGAAAGCCAAGCAAAATGCAAAACTCGAGGCAAAAGAAACGCCTGAAGAGGAAGTTATAGAAGATGCTGCCGAAGGGAAAACAAAACCAAAGCAACCAGCACCAAAGCAACCAGTCAAACCAAAAGCACTATCGCCAAAAGCAAAGCTATCAACTTGGCAAAACCTGATGGCAACTTTTGCCGATTTTTTCGACCACGCCCACAAGGATTAATTAATTATCTAAGTGGGCTGGATGGGCTTCCTGTTGCCGAAATAGAGCAACAATTAAACGAGCTGTATAGTGTCGATTGCTGCGACCATCATACTGCATTGTCTAACCTTGCTGCGGATGATGATTTTGCAGCTCAAATGCTGGCAATGCTGCAACAAGTGTGGAAGGATAAAGGAATGCCTGAAGGCTTAATTAACAAAGAAGTTACCAGCCAATTTGCAAAACGTTTATGGAGTGGTGTAACTGAAGGTTATGGCAATGCAGCCAAGCAATTTAATGAAGGCAAATTAGATTGGGAAACGCCTGATTTTAATAAACTGGCTGCTTTACAAAAAAATACTTGGCAGTTTTCGGCAGCAAAAAACTATGCTCAAATGAAAGAGCTGAGTAATGCTTTAATTGGTGAGGATGGGAAACTGCGTACTTACAACCAGTTCAAAGAAGTTGCTTATAGTATTAACGACAAGCACGTTAACCAGTGGTTAAAGGCAGAGTATGAGCTAGCTGTTGCTGGTGGGCAAATGGCTGGTAAATGGGTTGATATTGAAAAGAATATTGACACCTTGCCTTTGCTTGAATTTGATGCTGTAATGGATAGCAGAACAACGCCAATATGCAGCCCTTTAAATGGTACTATATTGCCTGTTAATGACCCTTTTTGGAGTAAGTATTATCCACCAAATCACTGGGGTTGCAGAAGTACTGTAAGACAAAGAGCTGGAGGAGTGGTAACACCACACCATCAATTGCCACACGCCGACATTCCACCTATGTTTCAAACTAATTTGGCAAAAAGTGGTTTAATATTCCCTCCTGGTCACGCCTATTTTAAAGACTTGCCAAAAGAAGTTTTGAGCTTTGGCGATGCCAATTACAAACTTGATACTTCGAGAGATTTGATGAATAAAAAAGGCAAGGTTTATGAATCAGGTTTAGCATATAATCAAGCAAAACAATTTGATGTTAGGTATAATAAAGAATATCAAATGAGAATTAGTGCTGCTGACGCACTGGCACAGCATTTTAACGAAAGTGTTTTTATAACACCTGAGCTATCACTAAAAGATTATCGTTATCAATATTTTTTTAGAAATGTACCAATTCCAAGAAAACTACCCGACTTTATTATTGGTGATAAGTATTGGGAACTGGAAAGCTATGAGGGCAGTTTTAAGTGGGGGAAAATAAGTACAATGCTTAAAAAAGGTGCAGAGCAGAGCGATAGAATTATAATGAAGCTAAGGCATAAAGTGGATATTGACAACGTAATAAAAAGGACAAATGGTTCTTTATATAATAGTGGTAAACATTTACTTAATGTGAAAAGCGTAATAGTTATTGACCATAATGATAAAGTACACATCATTAAATAAAAAGCCCCCACATTGCTGTGAGGGGAGTGCAGAACCGTAGTCCTGACAGTGCAAATATAACTACTTAATAAATATGAGCAACGAAAATATAACACTGCCAATACAAGAGCTGGAACGCAGGTTTAGATCTGTGATAGTAAGACTGCCAGTGTTGGCTGGTAATGAGGTTGTAAATTTTGCATTAGACAACTTTAAAAGGCAGGGTTTTTGGGGTGATACTTTACAACCTTGGCGACCACGTAAAAACCCCAACAAATGGGGGCAAGCTCCTAAAAGAAACAGCAGGTCTATATTGGTTGATACTGGCAGGCTAAAGCGTTCTATTCGTATGGTAAGCCATAATTTAGAAGAGGTGGTTATTGGTAGTGATGTGCCTTATGCAAAAGCTCACAACGATGGTTTGAGACAAGTTGAAACACAAAATGTTAAAGAGCATACACGTAAGATTACAAAAGTTGGTATTGTAAAAACAGTGAGCAGAAAAAAGAAAACCAATATTGAATTTGGTAGAAAGCAAACAGGCTCTACAACAGTTGCAGCTCACACTCGCAAAATCAATCAAAACATACCAGCTCGCAAATTCTTAGGACAAAGCCAATATTTAAACAATCAGCTTTCAAGAGTTGTTGAAGCTGAGATATTAAAAGCACTTAAATAATTTTTATGAATTCACTATTTGCACAGCTCTATTTAGCTGTATCAAACCAAATTAAACAAGCAGTACCTGAGATAAAATATATAGACCAGGACTTGGGGCAACTTGAGTATTATAAAGACAGACCAGCTGTTGACTTTCCTTGTGTTTTAATTGAGTTTCCAACTGCTAGTTTTCAAGAGGAAGGTCAGCACACACAATGGGCAAATGTGAGTGTGCAAATTCGTTTAGGCTTTGAACCTTGGAGCAGTGCCAATGCAGATGCACCACCTGAAGTAAAAGAGAATGCACTTGAATATTACGAACTGGAGCATAAACTATTTATGGCTTTGCAACATTTTGATGCAGATGGATTAATACAGCCAATGATTAGAATGAGTGCTGCTACAGAACGAAGAGAAGATGTGTACAGAGTGAGAGAACTTATTTTTAGCACAGCAACAGAAGATGATAGTGTGCAAATACCAGCTAGAAAAAAGAGTGCAAATCTGGAATTAACTAGCGATTAATCCCAAACTATATGAGAGAAAAGCTGCTTTAATTGTTTAACAGTTGGGGCAGCTTTTTTTATATCCATTACAAGCACTGTTTTGTCTTGTATAATTTTTTGCACCTGCAATTCGCTTAACCAGGTTTCGGCTGCTAGCTCCTTTAATGTATCGCCATAAAGCATACGTTTAATGCGACTTTTAAAATAGAATCTATGTAGTAAGAAATTGTCACGAGCTTCAATTTTTTGCGGGTCTCTGCCATTGAAAGTTTTAGGAGCTGGCGATGGTGTGTTATCTTCAAACAATAACATCTCGTGTGTTCTAATGCCACGTAATACTGGCATTTTATAAGTGTTGATATTGTGTGCAGCTGCTGTTTGCATACTGTAAAAATAAACACCAACTAAATTTTGTAGTAAAAAAGTTATTAGGTATTGAATCCACAAAAAAAGCCCTGCGAGGTGCAGGGCTTAAATTATTTTTCAATTCTTAAAACATATATTCTATCAAACTTTTTAATAAGCTCCAGCTTATCCTGCTCATTGCTCACTTTGTCAATTTCATTTTCAAAAATGGTTTTATAAGCATCGATCAGCAACTTTTCATCATCCACCATTTTTTTAAAAACTGGTTCTGATACTGTGGGACTCATATAATAATCTAATTTATTTTGATGTACCAGTAAACTATCAAGTGCATTGTTTGCTTTATCTGCACTGCTCTTGCAACCAATAGCAGCAACAGTCAATATGAGTAATAGCTTTTTCATTGTTTTATTTTTTTGATGATAAAATTTATAGGTTCAACAACTGTCCATCTGAACAGCCATTTTATAAGTTCTAATCTTTTATTATAGCCCATTTAAGGAGTTTTTAAATGTTGTTCAATCGCAGCTCCAATAGCTGCTGATAGTTCTGTAATTTTTAGTTTTTCCCAAACAGCCCATCCATTAAGCTCCTCTCTATATTGAACATTTACGATTCCAAATTTACTGTCGTGGCAGCTATAATAACAATCTTCTAAAGGGGTGTTTTGATAAATGCGATATTCAAAAACTAAATACTCTTTGCCTAACACTACAATGGTAAACTTTTTGGTTGTTTCGAATGATTGCATTTTTTATTAAACCCTTTTTAAATAATTTTTGTGAGCTTGTTCAAACTGTGATAATAAGGTTGGTAGCTCTTTGTATTTGTAAGCATCTAGCTTCTTGTGCAAATATCCATATTTTACACACCAGTCATCAATTCTTTTCATATCGGCTTTATGTACTCCATTTTCAAGGTTGTGCCAGTGCATTTCGTGTGCCATTGCAATTAGCTTTCTACGCATTGGCACTGCTTGCTGCTCTTCGCCATCTTGTGCTTTAAACCACTTTAGCAAGTCGCCAACTTCGGTGTGTGTAAGCTCGCTGCTTTTTTCGGTTCTGCCTTGGCTGGCACCAAGTACAATATCAGCTTTTTGAGCGGTGAGATTTAATTTCTTCAGGTAGCCATAAAAGGCTGCATTTTGCTGTTTTGTCATAAATTACATTTTACTCCAGTCGTTTAAATACTCTTTGTTTTGAAGCCAACTTGCAGCAATCTTTGGTTTATACCAACTGCTGTTTTTATCGCAGTATTTTCGATACTTAGTGGCTTCCTGAACTGCTTTTATTCTATCAATCATTAACATTTTGCTCCAAATAGCCGGTAGTAAATGGGTATTGCGTTTATATGGATATTCTCTGTTAAAATCATCGAGTGTTACTTCATAACTGGATTCAACAACATTTACATTATTACCACCCCAGCTGCCTTCCAAAAACGATTGCAACATAACAGGTACAGCACGTTTAAAATTTGTGTGTACCTCGGCTGCAATTGTGGCGTTTGAAAAGTCGATTTTTAACATTGATGTTTCACTAAATAGCACTTCAATTTCACCTGTGTATTTATCGCTTGTAACTTTAAATAATCTCATATTAGAATAGTTGTGTTTGTATTAGAGTTACCTCTTTTAAATTAATCCCATTAAATGGTGTGTTGCTTCTTTTTGCCTCGGCAAATGCAAGCCAGTGCCTGTATAATCTTTGTTTATAGTCTAACAAATCAGGCTCAATAAGTTCGATGGCTGATGCTGCCTCGTGGAATTTTTCAAGCATTTGCTGCTGGTTCATAAACATAGTCTCCTGCATTAAAATATGATTGTGATATTTACTGTAAAACAAATGCTGCTCTTCCCAGTATTTCAATTGCTCTGTCCAAGTATCAATTGCATACTGCATCTGTTTTACTTCTTTTGCAGGGATGATATCTGATATTTCATACATAATTATCTCACTTTAGTTACTTATGCTCAATTAAGTCAATAAATGTCTTAGCAGTTTCAATGCTGTAAAATGTATTGGTAAAGCCTGTAATTTGCCACAGGTTGTTTTTGTATATTAGGCAATAGCCTTTGTAGTGTTGTTGCATTATTTTACATCTTTTAATCCTAAAACAACATAGTTGTAACTGATACCATATTGCCCACCAGCTAGTATGTATTTGATATCTTTTAACACAAAGCGTTTTGTTGCTTTACCTTTTTCAAACTCAATAAGCTTGAGCCTGTCGCCAACTTCAAAATGCCTGTCGTTGTTTCGCACTTCAAAGTCTTTTTTCCCATTTAATACATCCTCAAAAAATGGGTTGAGTGTTTTTAATTCGTGTATCATAATTTAAAATGGTAGTTTATTATTTTTCAATGTCTCAACAATCACAGCTTCTATTTTAGCTGTTGGCACTTGCTGCTCTTCTAAATACAGCTTTCGTAAACCCATTACCACAAGTGCATTTTGGCTAATGTCGTGCTTGGCAATCCAGTCTTTTAAATATTCAGGTATTTCAACTGTTACTTTAGGCATAATGCTGGGTTTTTACAGGTGTTTTGAAGGCGAAAAGGTGCGTCTATTTTTGAGTTATGCGTAATGTTAAGACAGCACCCTGCTAACCGAAACATCGTAATAATTTTTATCTTTTTCAATTCCTATGTATTGACGATTTAACTCTTTACAAGCTAATCCTGTTGTATTGCTACCCATACAATTATCCATTACTACATCATCTTCATTTGAAAACGCTTCTATAAGCCATTTAACTAATTCAACAGGTTTTTGAGTTGGGTGTAATTGGTCTTGCCTTCGCCATTGTTGCGGAAAATCTAAAATTGTTGTTGGGTGTCTTGTTCCTTTATTATCGGTTATTACACCTGCTATTCCGTATTCCATGTTATTTACTTTGTTTGGTGTCCACTTCCTTTTATAAGGTGTCCCTTCTGTAAGTTGTGGCTTGTAGTATGAAGCACTTTTGCCAAATACTAATACCATTTCGTGCTTTTTCATTGGCATATATTTAGCAGTCAAAGGACTTCCGCATTTGCTTTTCTTCCAAACCATATCATATCTAAATAGTTTTTCGTTACTCAAAGCAAGTTTAAAAGCAAATAACCCTGCACCAAACAAAACTATATTCCCTTTTGGTGCTAATATCCTTTCGTATTCTTTCCATAGGCTATTCAAGTCAAGTAGGCTATCCCATTTGTTTGCAGTCGTTCCGTATGGCAAATCACACAAAATAAGATTTACGCTTTTATCAGCAATGTATGGAAACACATCAAAGCAATCAGCGTGGACTAAAACACTACGCATAACATCGGTTTTGCAATAGTGGGGCGGAAGTGCTAAATTCATCATTTGTAATTCTATTAAAGTTTAGTTGTGGGTTGAACATTTGTGCCTTGAAACCCCACCATCGCAAAGCCGTGAACCGTTGCCTGTAATGCTATGAAACAGCTTTTATTTTTTCAATAGCATTACTTACATACTCTTTTACATTTTTACGACAAATAAAACTGGAAGGATGATTTAATACAATCACTTTTTCATCATCTCTATAAAAATGCTTAGC